ACTTTACTCCGGCTGGCTTTTTAATCCCGAGCATTTGCCCGAAGTTTTCGTCATAAAATCCGTGAACCGTTCCATTTACACGGTCTGCAACTTCCTTTTCTGCGTTCTTCGCCAACGTTTCAATGGCTGTCACCTGCTCATCTGTCAGGTTTTCTAGAGCCTTCTGACCCTTGATTAGCTCCTTGTCGATCATGTGTGTTATTTATTATGGAATTGAAAAATATCCGGTTTTTTCCAGCCCGCCGGGAGGTGCAGGATTTCCCGGACTTCCAGGTTCTGGCTGGTCCGGTATTGCAAGAACTGAGACCAATCCTTTTCATTGAACGTAGCCGGGTATGGCTTGGAAAGTATCTGCCCGGTCCGGCTGTCCACGTTCGGGGATTCAATCAGCATGTAAGCGTAATTCTCCGGGTTGTCCGGCTTAAACCCCCGCTTGGTGATGGCTTGCGCCCCGGCGCTGGCTGGGGTTTCTTCCTTAACTGGCTCCGGCTGTATTTCCGGCTGGTTCTGGTTCTCGATCACCGGGCTCTCTTCCGTCGCCGGCGTCTGGCTCACTGTCGCTCTCGTTCTGCGTGACATAGGTTAATATTGTTTCCCTGATAGCGTCAATTTTCGCGTCGAAATCCAGAAGCGAGCCGAAACTCAAAACGTCCGTATTTTCGCGCTCAAACCGCATTATCAGGCTTGAAAAATTTTGTTTCAAAAAGAAATCTTCATACTCAATCTGATCCGCTGCGTACATTTCCCGGACTTCCTGCTTGGAAAGGTGCCTGAATGGCTCCAGGTTGAGCAGGATGTCGGCCCGTTGCTTGGCTTCCGGGTTGTTCCGGTATTTTGTTGCCCAAAACTGCTCTTGTAGCATATCCAGAACCACATCGTCAAGGCCTGCCGCTTTGGCTTCCTGGTACATCAATATCACTTCGTCTGCGGAGTAAAGGTAAAACTCTGTGCCGTAGCTTATCGACGCGCCGGTAAATAGCGCCCCGTACCGGAGCCGGGCCGCGGTTTCGTCTGCCCACTTCTGAGCGATTTCAAAGTTCTTGGCGATCTCCCGGAGCCGTTGCGCCCGCCCTTCAAAGCTGGCCATTACCTGCTTTTCATTGATGGCTTGGTCATTGATTGGGTCGCCGCCGAAGCCAACTACCTGCCGATAAATAGCCAGCCTTTGCCGGGCTACCTCTTCGGTGTTGTAGTCCAGGCTGGGCCGGTCTGCCCCCACCTTGCCTACCGGGTCACGCAGGTTCGCCCCATCATTGTGCGGCCCCGGCGGTGGAACCTCTATGAAGGAACCCGCCCCTGTTAGCCGCTTCTCGGAGCAGGCCGGGCATTTTGCCAGGGTTCCGCCACGGGAAACGGCGTAAAGGTTAGCCTCGTCCCGTAGAAATCCACCGTCGCAATAAAAGCCGCTATCCTCCCGGTAGTCGCAGTCCTGAGCGAAGCCCCAATAAATTGGGTAGGCGGCATACAAATCGAGGTGCTGCTTTGAGATCGCTGTAAACAAGTACTTGTCCAGGTTATCCAATTGGCTTGTCACCGGCGCTTTTTTGCGCTCCGGCTCCCGGTATGTTATCGGCTGATCCCAAAACCATTTGGCGGGAACGTAGCCAAGCCCATGCGGGTTGTTGGCCAGCTCTTGCCCCAGGTCGGTGGCGCCATCCTTGGATTGATAAACCCGGTAGGATTCGTCGTCAAAGACAGCTATCTTCCAGTCATCTGCCGTCCCTTGCCGGAAGGCCAGCCAGGTAATACCGCCGTCCTTGTCAATCTCGTACTCAAGTACGCTTGCGATGTCCAGGAGGTAGTAATAGGGTTCCGGGGCCGGGCCGGATTGCTCCGGCGGAAGGTCCACTACCATAATGGAATTGATAGCGGTTTTCATTGCCTCGTAAGCCCGCGTTTTCCAGAACCTTTGCCCGCCTAGATTCTTGTGCCTATACTCTTTCCAGTCCTCTGACAATTCCGGGTTAGTGAACTCATACCGGAAAACCGGGTCTCGGCCATCGAACAGCTTTTCAATAGCGGTGTAGATTTCTTCCGCCAGCTCCACGGTCTTTACCGGGAAGCGAAAAAGGCTGAGGAACGTCTGAAACTTGTCCTTTGGGATCAAGCTCTCGACGAACTGAAGGAATGGCGTTACCGCCGCGCCCGCGTCAGCATCGGTAAGGCTGGCTTGCCCATGAAAGCGCAAACGGTTGTGGTGGTTAATTGCAGCCGCAATCTTCCTCCGGTTCCGCGGCGCTTGTAGCCTCTCCCGCAATTCTGACAGTCCTACCGGCATCCTTGGCCTTTTTCTTTGTTTTCGGTCCAGCCTCCTTCGGCTCTTCCTTATAAGTCCACCCCCCATTGTTGGGCAGGGCCATGATCCTGGCGGCGTGATCCGCGTCGAACTCATGCCCTTCTCCTGTGTGGGGGTTGATTAATATTGTTGTGTTGCTGGCCATTATACCAGGTTGTCAAGCGGTGAAAAATCGGTAGGGGTAACGACGTAGAGATTGTCAGACCAATCCGCTTTCATCTGGAACCGGATGGCGTTCATATCCGGGGCGGTGCGGCCCCCGAATACTTTATCGCCGATGAAAAACGAACCTTCGGCAATATCGAAGCCCCGGAAAGTAGTGGCGTTGTCATTGTCGTCAGCCAGGCCAATGATCCGGTTGTACTCGTCGATGAAGTAGACGGTGAGAATCTCGCACTGCAAGTCCTTCAGGTTGTCAATTTCGATCTGAGGACGCCGGTGCAATTGCGCGTTGAATGTGGTAGGGTCTTTCGCCACGATCACCTCGATCCCCCCAAGGGTGTCGTTCCCGCCCCCGAAAGTGACCGGCTCCCCGGCACTGACCTCCACGGCTTGAACGAAAGGCGATTGAACCACCTTCGTGCCATTGCTGGCGGCCAGCAGGCCGGACCAGGAGGCCAGAACGTTGGGGTTGGCGCTCGAGATAGTGAAGGTATTGAGGGTAGTGCCGGAGCTATATTTTCTTTGAAAGAGGAGGCGCTGAATCTGGCCTATATCCTCGTAGCAGGCCTGTAAATCCGGTGAGGTAATGGCAGTGGCCGCAGGGCATCCGCATAGTAAAGCCATAACTTATTTTGTTATGCTCTTTTTCGGCGACCCTAGCCTAATGGAGCGTTATTAGGATAAACTATAAAATTACTGTAAATATAGTATAAAAATTGAACACTTGCAATATGGCTGGATTGAATGGCAGGATAGGAGGAAAAAGGAAGCCCTGCCGGGTGGGGCAGGGCTGGCGGGGCAGAGGAGTAATACTATGATGCGTATTTTAGTGAAACCTTGTTTTCATTTCTCTTCCTATAGTTGTATATGTATTCCAAATGGTCAGCGTAATGTATGGCATCGCCTTGAGCCACAAACAAATGGGAATATTTACGTATTTGATCTACCATATGGGTGTAGGAAAAGTTTTCACTTAATGTTATTTTTGATATACCACTCACTAAGCTACCTCTATTTTTTAATTCACCGCCATCGCAATTCTCATAAATAGTATTTAGCACGCTGTATACCCTCCGAAGCTTCAAAAGCCCTTCTTTGCTTATGGTATACAATCCACTTTTAAAGCCTTCGCTCGTACTCCAATTACTCTCTTTTTTTCCTCCGCTTTGCCACACTTTTAGGAAGTCGTGCAATGAGAATAAGGGCATTTCAATTTTTAATTGGCTTAATTTCACGTATTCCGGGTATCCATGACTTACATAAAATGACATAAAATCATTAAGGCTCCAATTTGTCTGGTTTACATTCAGTAACGAAATGTCTTTTTCCTCAAATTCATCTTGAGTTGCAATGAAGTGGTAAATAGGCAGCCCCAAATGCTTGTTTGCGACGAACCTGTTTTGGCCGTCGCCTATGTATTTCTTACCGTTAATGATGACCGTAATTATCGGGTTAAATCTTGTAAGGTCCTTTTTCTCAATACTTTGCGCGATTTTCACCCATTTATCTGCGGGCCTGTTAGATGGGAAGAACTCAAATTCTGAATAGTCAGTACTTACATGAACGGTAGGAATGTTGTACTTTTGCATAACAAACGTATTTAATGGTTATTAATGGCCCCGGTTGCAGCCGGGGCTTTTGCTTTTCCAAAGGTATGTATATTTGTATTGAAAAACAAACGCCATGCAAACCGTCACAATCACCCTGGCCTTTATCCTCCTTTCCATTGCTGCCCACCTTCCCGGACCCCGGCACCGGGCCGAAGCCATCACCCAGGCCAGGGCGCAAATAGACACGCTGGAACAAAGCCTCATCTATTTGGACAGCATGGAGGCTCAGATGGATTCCACTTTTGCGAAGTACGAGTTTAAGGGAGAGTGGTATTGGGATAAGAAAGAACAGGCTGCCCGGCTCCGGGAGCAGGCCATGGAGGAGATCAGGGGGCTGGAAAGGGTGGTCGGGGAGTTGGAGGTAGATTAAATAAACCCCTCCGGATAAAGAGCAATAGGATACGTGCAATCTGGGCATTGCGTGTTGTAAACAATGCCGTCTTCGTATGCTTGCTGCATTTTTGCTAAATCATCATCATCTAATTTACTGGCCTTTCCAGTAGGTTCCCGGCCTGCATCGTCACAAGCTTTGCAGTACAAATCCTCATCAGCATGCATCATGAATGCAATTCCATTAAAGTGGTCGTACGCCTTAATTGGGTCTCCGTACCACATTTCGTCTAAAATATCCATTTTACAGTATGTTTTTAATTCAATAAATATGCGCCTTTTCCGGCTCAATTCCTACGCCGGACGCCGGAACCCTGCTTGGCAACCAGCCTCATAAAAGCATACCGGGCCGCGTCGATCAGGTGGTTGTAGTCATCAATTGGCGTGGTGCTTTTCTTATCATTCCAAACGTAATTGTTCAGCTCTTTTTTCAGGTTATGCCCTCCCGGCGCTACAATGATCTCATAGTCCTGCATCTTAACCAGCCCGGCCCGGACTGAATCGGGGCCTTTCACGGCGGGGATGACGTTAAGCCGGGCGCTGCTCATGTCTGCAATAGTTCGCTTTTCGGCGCTGTCTGCCACGATCAGGGCGCGGGGGTTTTCCACCTGAGCCCGGACCGCGTTGATAATCTCGTCCGTTCCTAACTTGTATTCATATAGTAATTCTTGAAGGTATATCCGTTTGCGCTTGCTGTCAACTGCAATCTTAACCAGGGCGGTGGGGTCCGGGAAATACCCGAAGTCCAGGCCGTAGGCGTAAGGCAGGCTGGTGTCAAACTCGCCTTCTGTCCAGTTCTCGAAGATGACGCCCTCGGCTCGCTCAAGCCAACCCCCTATGTAGTTGTGATAGTAATAACTATTGTGTTTTTCAATCCCCTCTTCTCCTTTGGCGTCCAACCAAATGGCATGATTGTCATCTGCTTCGATCCGGTATTTATTTGCCTTGTCTAGCCAGCTTTGCTCTAAATACTGCTTTGCAATATGATAAGATGAATGAATATGCTCTACGCCATGCAAGGCAGAAACCGTCACATTGTAGCCGTGAACATCAATCTGCTTATTTGCAGGAGCTATCATCCTGTCATATATGAAATGTTCTTTTGTGGTGGGGTTTTGAATCCAGATAACCCTGTTTTGGTGTTTTTGCGACCGGATTGAATCGTCTATGGTGTTGAATGCTTTTTCGTCTGTAAAATCTTCACCCTCCTCGATTACCCATGTAGTTATTCCGGCAATAGATTTCAGGTTGGCGGTCTGGTCGCCAGAGCTGGTTTTGATGCCAGAAAACAGCACAAAACTATCGTTGCGCTTATTCTTGACCATGTTTTGGGTGTAGTGGAAATTGTGCGAAAGCCCGAGGCGGGAAGCTATATTTTTGAACTCTGGAATGATCGACTTTTCGGCACTTGTCATTGTGTACCTGGTGAATAGAACGCCGTGGCCGGCCTGGTGTATCAGCTTTATTATAAACTCGTGGACATTGGAGGACTTTAGGCTTGCCCGGCCTCCGGTGAGCAGGAAGTAGCGGCTTGGGGAGTAGTATAATGGACGGAAAATATCATGCACTTATTCAGTGTTTTGCTCTAACCATTTTTCTATTGGCACATTGAGATTAATGTTTCTGTCGTTATCCTTCTCGAAAAACCCAATGTGCCTGGAGATCATTTCCAAGGCTTTCTGCTTGTCCTCGAACTGTATTTCAATACCGTCTTTGTTTTGCTTCACCTTCTTGATGCACATTTGGGTTTCAATTGGCAATGCTTTGAGGTTTTCTATAGTAAAACTTTCTTTGTTAACAGTGGCGAAGGCGTCCAGTACGTTGCTTTCTACTTGGTTAACTAGACGAGACAACACCCAATCAGCATTTATTTCTGTACGTTCAGAACGGGCTTTTTTCAACTCTGTTACCCTGGATTGAATCCCAACATTTCCCAACATTTCGTACCCTCTGGCATTGGCGTAACTTTCAGAATAACCAGCACGAACCATAGCCGCAAATACATTTAGGTCTATGATGTACTCTTCACAAAACCGTTCCTGCTTGTCGCTTAATGCCATATCGTTCTATTTATATCCGGCTCGCCCCTTCCACCCCTGGCCCCCAGGGCAGGGCCTCGCTGGCCTGCTCCGCCATGGCTTGCAATTCTGTTTCGTGTTGGGCGATGATTCCGTTAACCCATTCTCGTACCCCGATGGCTGCGTTGAGTTCTTCCATCTTGGCGGCGTGGGC